TCAATGACAGAATGAGGGATGAAATAAAAGGCTTTTGGACTAAATCAATTGGCTTTGATCCTCAGCCAACTGTTCATAGTTGGGAGAAAGAAGATGTTTGATTCAGATATAGACAAAAATAAAAAGAAAGGTGGTAGATGATGAATGATAAATATAGGACAGTAGCAATAGATGTAGATGGAACCATTCTTGATTATGATGGATGGAAAGGTGCTGGAAATTTTGGAGAGCCACTTGCAGGAGCCAAAGAAGCACTTGAAGAACTTCAAGGCAATGGCTACAGCATCATCATTTTTACAACAAGAGGGGTAGATATTGGTGTTCTTGAAACTTGGTTGAGAAATCACAAGATTCCATTTGACTCAATAAACGAAAATCTTCCTGGCGCACCTGAAAATGTATCTAAGAAAAAGGTCATTGCTACTGTTTACATAGACGATAGAGCAATACCATTTGAAGGCAGCTGGAAAGGCATAGTTGAGAAAGTCAAAGCATTTAAGCCTTGGTATCAAAAAATAAATACAAGACCTTCTTTGGGCTTAAATGTGGCCGGATACTATGTTGATCAAGTATCTTTGTATGTTGAAAATATACAGAAGTCTATGACAGAATATCACAAACTTGGACACAAAAGTTGGGTGTATGATGAAGTATCTGCCCATGAAAAGCTGTCTAACAAGTCTTTTGAAGTAGCATTGGCTTTCAATTATACAGTAATGCCATGCGAGTTTGAACTGCTTGAATTAAAAGAAGGCTATACAGCTCAAATACCAGATGTGAATTACCACAATGCTACCTTTGACTATGGCCTCAGCCACTTTGGATTCCATGTTGATGATATCGATGAGGCTGTCAAAGCCTTTGAAAATGCTGGTGGCTATACAGTTATGGCGGATGTTGAAACAGTCAAGCATTCTGGTTGCCCTGACAGATATAATTATGTATTTATGGACACATCAATACTTGGCTTTATAAGCAAGCTAATCATTAAAATTTAAGGAGGCACAATGAAAAAATTTATCATTACTGGTTCGGCAAGTGGGCTTGGCAAGGAAATTTATAATCAAATGGTTGAATCACCATGGTTAGAGCCATGTGGTGTTGATCGTGAAGTGGGCGATGCTACAGAAAAATGTGTTGACTATCTGGCTGATTTGAGGAATGTGAAAGACATACAACATTTGGTTGGTTATTTTGAAGATATACCTGTAAATGGAATTGTGAACTGTGCTGGAGTCAATTACATCAACAACATGGAAGACATTCCAAGCAATGAGTGGGATAATGTAATGGACACCAACACCAGAGCAATCTGGCTTATGGCAAAGTTTTTTATGCCAAGCCTTGAGGCAACCAAAGGTGTAATATTGAATGTTGTTAGCAATGCTGCCCATATCCCTATGACTCACAGCATTGCGTATAACGCATCCAAGGCAGCAGCCTATATTATGACCAAACAAATGGCCAGAGAATTGACCAAATCAAAAGGCATCACTGTCTTCTCAGTCAGCCCAAATAAGCTTGAAGGCACTGGTATGAGCAAGTATATAGAAAAGACTGTGCTTGAGCTGAGGCCTGATCTTACAAAAGAAACAGCCAAGCAATACCAATTAAATGCTTTGCCAGCAGGATTTGAAACAAAATCTGAGCATGTGGCTGAGCATATTGTCTGGTTGCTTGAGAGACAACATCGCCACAAATACTTAACTGGCTGTGACCTTCAATTAGGAGCATAAATATATGGCATCAGCAAAAGAAAAGGCAAAGCAGGAAAGAGAAAAGATCAAGAAAATAGTCAACCAATCTACCAGAATCATGATGAAAAAGAATGAAGAACGTGGAAACTGCTCAGGTGATATTGGGCTAACTGGCCTTTTCCTGGAAGTCAGGACTATGTATTTGCGTTTGCGCAGCCTTGTTTGGGATAAAGGGCCACCAATTGATGTTGGATTAATTGGTTTTGCAAGGATGATTGGTATCAAAGCTGGTATAAAAACCAAGAAGTACAACAATTGGAAAGCAGATGTGAAAAATGCTCTTGAAGACCTTAGGAACTATACCATATTGGCAGAGATTGCTCTTGAAGACGATAATGTCAAGGGCAATGGAGATGACTCAAAGTTGGATGGATATGTAGAAGAACCATCTGGAGAGTTTGCCAAACATAAAATTATACTTTGAGGTGGATCATGAAAAAATATAAACACTTTCTGGGCATTGTTATACCAACATATAACAGACTTAAATTTTTGGAGAAGTGTCTAAATTCCATCGGTGATACATGCATCTATGAATATATCATCTATATAGTCATAGACTGCAACAGAAATGATCCATCAGAAGATGCTATCATTGAGCTTGCAAAGAAATATGAGAACACAAAGATTGTAAGAACACCATTCAATTATGGTGTTGGAGTATGTAGATATGCTGGTACAAAGGCTGCAATTGAAGACAAATGCAAATATGTGCTTAACACTGATGATGACTGCAAGCTTGAAGCAGACAATTTTAAAACCTTGGTAACTGTCATGGAGAAGGATAAAGCTGAAGAAATTGGAGTTGCAAGCACACCCTTTGGTGGCAGGTTCAGAGTATATAATCATGATTTGAGAATATCTGGAAAGACATATGTTGAAGCTCCAACTGCTACTGGTGCTTTTGCCATAGCAAGAGCATATGTGCTTGACGCTATAGGCAATTATGACACTTTGCTTCCATTCAAAGAGGACATAGAGTTGTGCTACAGGGTTTGGATTTATGGCAAGAAGTGTGTTATGGTTACAAAATGTGAAGTCAAACACACAGGTAGCCAGTCTGGTGGCCTTGATGATACAGCTTATAGGAAAGATAGTTCAATAAAATCAAAGATTGATAGACATGTTTATGAAAAGTATGGTGGTTTTCTTACAATTAGCAAAAATGGGAACTGGGTTTGGTGGAATAAATTTAAACACCTTGATAAGCACAAACTCCAAGCATTGAGAGAAATGCTTTTCAAGAAAAGAAGGTTCAATTCGGAGTGAATATCATGAGTGAAAGGGAAAATAAAATAATCAGATATATTGATTCAATAAAGAATGGCTGGAGAAAATTCCCTCCGTCTTTACATATAGAGCTAACAGACCATTGCTTTAACAAATGTATCATGTGCGACCACTGGAAAAGAGATTACAAAACAGCTCTTAATACACAAGCATTAATAGCCTTTTTGGAAAATGGGAAGAAAAAGGGTTTGGAAAGTGTATGTTTATCTGGTGGTGATCCTTTTGCATATCCTGGTATCAATGACATTATGTGTTGGCTTAGTAAGAATGAAATTGCTTATGGCATTGTTACAGCTGGGCATGTACCATATCATATCAGTTATTCCTTTATAAAGAAAGCAAAATGGGTACGTGTAAGTCTTGATGCAACCAACAATTCAGACTATAAGAAGTGCCGAGGTGGTGCAGTATCTTTTGATAATATACACAATTCAGTGAAACACATGAATGAATATGGAGTTAATGTACAATTTGGAATAACAATACATAAGCACAATATAGAAGACCTTGAGGCCATATATCTGTACGCAAACAAGCATGGCAGCAGAACCGACGCAAGATTGGTATATGATCATGCAAAAAAGCTATCTATAAGAAATGATGAGATAGGTGATGTCAAAAGGTTGTCTAAAAAATATCTTGTCAACTTTGACGATTATTCTCCAACACACATAGAGGTGTGTTACGCATGCCTTTATCAGAATTTTATAAGGGCTGACGGTGGTATATTTCCTTGCTGCATCTTGGCTGGAGATACACAGCTCACCACAGCAGCAGATGTCAATCTTGGAAGTATATATACAAATGAAATGAGCTGGACTAAATATTTTTCTTGTAATAGGTCTGATACTGTCAAGAAAATTTGTAATAAGCTGTGTATCAAGAGGCTTGACACAATCAACAATACGGTTCATAATAAGATAAATGAGAGGAACTTCTTTTGATACATTTGCACATACATGACCAATATTCCTTTCTGGATGGATATGGTTCAGCTAAGCAGTATTGTGAAAGGGCTAAGAAATTAGGGATGAAAGCTATAGCCCTAACCAACCATGGCAATATAGATGGTGCCATAAAATGGCAACAGGCTTGCGAAGAGGCTAATATCAAGTCTATTCTTGGAGTTGAAGCATATATCGTTCCAGACCTTTTGGTAAAGAATAAAGGCGAAAAAAGAGGCCATATTGTCTTGTTGGCCAAGAATGAGAAGGGTTGGGAAAATATATCAAAGATGTTAACCTATGCAAATATTGATGGTTTTTACTATAAGCCAAGAATAGACACAGAACTATTACTTGATCATTTGGAAGGTGTGCTCATAATGAGTGCTTGCTTTTCATCTTTTCTGTATATGGATGGTGGCATTGAACTGCTTGAAGAGCTAATAGTCAAAAGAGTTGATATAGCATTGGAAATCATGCCTCATGACATAGAAGGTCAAGGAGAACACAATAAACTGATGGTAGCCTTGGCAGAAAAATATAAATTGCCTGTTGTTGCAACTAATGATTGCCATTATGTTACAAAAGAACAGGCAGATGAGCAGGAAGTTTTGCTTGCTATGCAATCCAAAAAGAAATGGAAGGATAAGGAAAGATGGAAATTTGACACCCAAACTCTTTTCTTGGCTTCTACAAAGCAGATGAAGAATCTTTTCAAAAAACAGAAAGCATTGTCATCCAAAGTTGTCAATGAGGCTATAGCCAACACTCACAAAATAGCAGACAAATGCAATCTTGTTATAAAAAAGAAAGAAGTGTTGCTTCCAAAGCCAGAAGTTCCAGGATATGAAACACTTGATGAGAATGACCAGCTGATTCAACTGACATTGGACGGATTTGAAAAGAGAATGAAAAAGCATGATTGGATAACCAAAGACAACAAGCAACAGTATCTTGACAGGATATCTGAAGAGTTGGAAATCATTATCGCTCAAGGGTTTGCAAGATATTTCCTTATTGTCTGGGAATTAATTAATTGGTGCAATAATCCAGATGATGGCGAAGAACCAGTGATGGTTGGGCCAGGAAGAGGATCAGTAGGAGGCAGCATAGTTGCCTTTTGCTTGCATATTATACAGGTTGACGCAATCAAATTAGACCTTGTATTTTCAAGGTTTATATCAGAAGGCAGAATTGACTTGCCTGATATTGACATGGATTTTGAAGACAGAAAAAGAGATAGAATATTGGAGCATCTCAAGAAAACATATGGTAGGCATAATGTAGCAGGGTTATCAACTTTTGCCAAAATGCATGGCAGAGGTGCTTTGAGAGATGTAGCAAGAGTGTTTGATGTCCCTCTGGCTGAAGTTGACAAAGCAGCTAAGTCAATAGTTGTAAGGTCTGGTGGTGATGTAAGGGCTGACTTTTCAATAGCTGATGCCTTTGAAGCATTTGAAGATGGCAAAGCCTTTAAAGCCAAATATCCCAAGGTTAGCAAAATAGCAATGTCTATGGAAGGGCAAATCAAGAGCTGTGGAAGGCATGCCTGTGCCATGGTTGTTGCTGCTTCTGATTTAAGGTCTGGAGAGAATGCTAATTTGGCTGTAAGGAAGAAAGTGGTAGTTGGCAATTGGGACAAGGAAGATGCTGAATATATGGGCCTAATGAAGCTTGATGTGCTTGGCCTTAATGCTCTAACAATATTGAATGAGTGTAAAAAACTAATCAAGAAAAGGCATAATGTTGATATTGACTATGATACATTGGATATAGATGATCCAAAAATATATAAGGAGTTCAATGAAGGACATGGCACAGGAGTCTTTCAATTTGCAAGCCACGGAATGATGAAACTGTGTAGGGAAATTGGAGTTGAAGATTTTGAAGAGCTTATAGCACTCAATGCTTTACATAGGCCAGGAACACTCAGAAGTGGGCTGACACATAAGTACCACATGAGAAAACATGGAATTGAAAAAGTCACATATTTCCATCCATTAATCAAAGGCATCACCGAGAGAACACAAGGTATCATACTCTATCAGGAACAAGTCATGGCAATCATGTACTGGGTTGGTGGGCTTCCATGGAAGACAACAGACATGATCAGAAAGGTAGTCAGCAAAAGCAAGGGTGAAGAGCAATTCTTGAAGTTTAAGAAGATGTTTATCAAGGGTTGTATTGATAGGAAAACTGTTTCAGCTAAAGATGGAGAAAAAATATTCAGCGAACTACAATATTTTGGCTCATATGGCTTTAACAGAGCGCATGCTGCTGAATATGCTACTATAGCTGCTTGGGAAATGTGGCTAAAGGTTCATTATCCTACTGAATACATGGTAACAATCTTGACTTATGGCTCAGATGATAAAAAGGCTGAGCATATCCAAGAGGCAAGAAGGCTTGGGCTCAAGCTGCTTTTGCCTGATATAAACAAGTCTGGTGCTGTTGAGTGGATGCCTGATGACAATGGCAATTTGCTAATTCCAATAAAAGAGATAAAAGGCATTGGAGAAGTAGCAGCCGATGAAATAATCCAAAAAAGAAAATTGGCCAGATATAGAGCTGGAAGAAAAATCGAAAATCTTGGTGGCCCATACAAAGATGTTGAGGACATGAAGAGCAGGATTATCAAGAGGAAAGTCAATTCACGTGTAATCAAATTGCTTGAAAAGACCCATTGCTTTGGAGACAGTGATGAGAAGTTAAAGATTGGAGAGATTGAGCTGGATGAGTTATCCAAATATTTCAATTTCAACCTGTCCAATGACCCAATGTACAGATACAGGAAAATGTTAGAACTTATCAAAACACAAGTAAAGATTGAGCCTCTTAGCAATCTGGACTTCAGCCATGAAAAATACAGGTATCATTTTGGAAGAATGTCCATCCTCAAGTTTGGATATAAGGAAGACAAGAATGCAAAGATGAAAGATGTTCGTGGAACAGCTGGTGACTTGGGTGGTGTGTATGGTAATTATGAAGATGATACAGACTTTTCCATGATTGTCTTTGGGCGAGATTTTTATAAGAAAAACAAATATGCCATAGAGCATTGCCAAGATAAGTGGTTGTTGGCTAAAGCTAAATCCATGAGAAGCAACAACATACACACAACCGAACTTTGGTTTGCTGAAGACCTTATGGAAGGAAAGGCTGATGGGCTTGGGCTCGAGCTGGTAAAGTCACCAGAATACACCAAAGCATATAATTCTGAAATGAAAAGCCTGTTGGCCTGTAAAGGCTGCGAGTTTTCAGATGAGTGCTCAAAGCCAGTGCTACCAAGCAAGGGACAAATGAATGTTATACTCCTTGGTGAGGCTCCAGGAAGAAATGAAGACAAGTATGGTAGAGGCTTTTATGAAAGTGCTCAAGCTGGAAGGTTGATGTGGAAAGAGTTTGATAAATATGGTTTTGAAAGGGAGATGTTTCACGTGACAAATATAGTAAAGTGCTGGCCATCTGAAACAAAGACTCCAAAGAGGAAGCACATAAAGGCATGTAAGCAGTGGATTGATAAAGAAATAGCTGCTGTCAAACCAGTTATTATTCTGGCTTTTGGTAATACTTCTATCAGATTCCTTACAGAAGATGACGGAGGAATCTTCGGTTTGAGTGGAAGTACTGTATGGAATGATGACTATAATTGTTGGGTTTGTTGGTGTGCTCACCCTGCTTCAGCTGTATATCAAAGGGAAAACAAAGTTTATTTTGACAAAGGTGTTGAGAACTTCGCAAGAACACTGAGTAGTGTTGGCCTTGGTGGCTAATCGGTTTATAATATAATTGTGTATAGTAAGGAGAATAAATAATGCCTAATGATGAAATATCAATTGATAAAAACAATCTTGATGAGGAATGTGTTGAATTACCAGCTGATTATGATGAGTGGTCAAGCATAGAGGAAAGAGCACTTGCTATGCTGAATGCTCTTATTACCAAAAGAGCAGTGGTCAAAGCAAATGTAGGTCTTTATCATAGAGGTTTGACGTTGGAAAAAATCAACAAAATATACAAATTGAAACTTGAAAAAGTAACTGAGCAAGCCCATAAAGACTTGGTTTATCTGCATACAGACGTCATAGAGATAACAAAGCAAAGAGATGAGATGGCGGAGATGTACCATGTTGCCAAAGCCAAAAGGCAATCTCTTGATAAAAAGAAAGCAATGCTTGACTATTTAACAAGTCTGCATGGGCAAGGATATTTCGTAAAGGCAAGCAAATCATACAAAAAGAAGGAAACAAACAAAATAAAGGAAGGGATTAAAAATAAAATAAATGAAAGAAAAAAGCCAACTGGCAGAGTAAAGGCATAACAACACAAAAGGAGAATTATCATGAGTAAAAAATGGAGCAAGAAAGGTGTGTCACAAAAAGACTATGAGCGCAAGGCAAAAGAGAAAGATGAGAAGTATGGTGGCAGCACATTCAGAGGCAAAGGATATTTGAGGGAAGACATGCTTGACACTTTCATACCAAAGGAAGGCGAGAACTGTATCCGCATTGTTGAGCCTGTTGAAGTTGAAAAACTTGGTTTCTGGGCTATGACTGTTCGCTTTCACAGAAATGTTGGATATGATAAGGACTACTACCTGTGCAACAAATGGATGCGAGGCAAGCATGGAGATGAGTTCAAATTTCCTGGTGGTTGTTTCATCGATGAACAGCAAACATCTGAGCTGTGGGATGAAGACCCAGACCTTGCCAAGACATACTATCCAAGCCCTCAAAGAGAGCTGATGCTTGTGCTTGATTTAAGCAGTGAGGAACCAAATAAGCTGCTGAAGTTTAGCTGCCCCAAGACTTTGTGCGAAGACATTATAGGCCAAAGCAAACGCAAAGGTTCAGACGTTTATGTGGATGTAAGTGATCCAAAAGATGGTGTTGCTGTATATTTTGACAGGTTTGGCAAAGGTCGTGATACCAGATATAAAAATGTTCAACTTGGTGAAGACACAATACCACTTGATGATTCTATAGCAGATGCTCGTGTCCCTTTGTATGATTTGCTTGTTGTGCCATCATATGATGATGTCAAGACAGCTTTCCTCGGAGATGATGATGGTGGCAGCAAAAGCTACGATGAGCCTGAAAAGGAAGAGGAGCCTGATGAGCCTGTAGACGATGAATTTACTGCTCTTGATAGAGCTGAACTGAAGAAACTGCTGAAAAAAGCCAACCCTGAATTTATTGTTTACAAAACAACAACGGATGATGAAATCAGAGATGAGCTGAGGTCATTGGCTGAACCTGAGGAAGAACCTGATGAGCCTGAGCCTGAAAAGGAAGAGGAGCCTGATGAGCCTGAGGAAAAGAGTTCAAAAAATTCAGCAGACGACATAAAGAAAAGGCTCAAATCAGCAATCAAAAAACGTAACGAAAAGAAATAGCAGGAGGCTTGCAGCCTATGTCTGACAAGAAAAAAATAGAAAGATTCAAGAAGGAAACATTGGAGTCTGAGCCAGCTGTATTTGATGAGCATGTTGATTTCATTACAACAGGTTGTACAACATTGAATTTAGCTGGTTCAAGCAAAGCCAGAAATGGTGGGTGGGCAAGAGGCAGAATATTGAATCTGGTTGGAGATGGTTCCAGCGGTAAAACACTGCTGGCACTGGAGTTTGCTGCCGTATGCCACCACAAGCTCAAGAGCATCAAATCCAAAATCTTTCCACCTGTCAAGAAATTGAAAATCATATATGACAATGTGGAAGGAGTCATGGATTTCCCAGTGGAAGACATGTATGGAAAGGAATTATATGATGCAATTGAGTGGGAACCAAGGTCTGAATATGTTGAAGATTTTGGGCAGAGATTTCTGAAAGAAGTGAAATCGACCAAAGCTGGTCAAGCACTCATATACATCATAGACAGCTGGGATGCCTTGGATTCAAAGGAGGAAGGTGAAGCCTTTGATAAACATATAGACAAGGGCACAAAGATGGAAGGCTCATTTGACCTTGGTAAACAGAAGTATGCAAGCAAAAGATTTTTCAAAAA